ATATCACAGCATTACCACTACTGGTGATCCCAGCAAAGTAAGCGTTAGGAGTGAACGTCAAGATCTCGTCTGTACCTGACAGTAGCGGGATAGATGACTGAGTGCTGGTGACAACTACCGCGTTTGCTACCGCACTTGCATTAGCTTGCCCGTACCCCATAAACACCGTCACGTTGCCGCTGTTGATGATCCGGTACTGGTTACCACCAAGAGTGGTAGACGCAGCTTGCACGGAAGTTGTGGGAGAACTAGATGTAGCCGTAAAAGTTACAGTGTTCCCCATAGGGGTAAAGGCTTGAATTCCCATTTTTAATTGGACTCCAATAGTGCTTGATAAGCCGCGATCACCTCTGGAGTCCATGCCGCATTGCAAATAGCTACAACATTGTCCGGTACGCCAGCAAGATCTTGACCCGGAGTCAGGCTTGAGCGGTGATACGTCTTGCTCAGTTCAACCCCATCCTCAAAAACGCGAGTTGCTTCGCGGAACAAAATAATACCGTTTTCAGTGACGGTGATTTGGTCAACAGCAACTAATTTTGTGAGAGACATTTAAATTTCCTTTAAAAGTATCCGACTACACTAATCCGGTGTAGTTAAACTGAGTATGTGCCAGTAATTAGTATTTCTGCGGTAGCGTCATAAGGAAGTAGCGAACGGGAGATTGACGATCCTGCCGTTGATTGCTGTGCAATTATAATACTGGTTGCACTATTGTTTACATAACCAATAAGATAATTGTTCAATGTAATTGCCAAACTTTCTGCGGATATAGACAACTGTGGGAACACAGAGGCGCTGGCTGATGTAAATGGCAATCCAGTAATTAAAAGGTTACCTGTACCAGTTCCCGCGCTCCACTGGACATAACATTCAATCTGCACTACACGGCCCATCTTGGTATATCTACCATTTCTGGCCCCATACGTTACTGTACCAGCAAGTGTCGTACCTTCTATAGTCGGCATCCAAGTCCCTTCTTCATAATCGTCCAGCGTATTGGCGTTAGTTGATGCTGATTGAGTTGTAGGAAACGTAATTCCTATTCCGTTTGCTGATGTATCCCCACCTGCAAAAACCAATGCACCTGTTGTGTTGAAACGAGCGCGTTCAGTGTTACCCGTTCCAAGTGCCAAACTTATGCTAGTTGCCGAAGTAATAGAACTAACTAGACCAGAGTGTGAAATTAGGACATCGCCATTAGCCGCTGAAAAAAAACGAGCACTGCCAGAAACTTCTAATTTATTTGTTGGTGTTGCTGACCCAATTCCTAGATTAGTTCCATTAAACACCAACGCAGACCCAGTAGCCAATACACTTGAAGAGCTTGCGTAGACAACGCCGTTAGCAGTGAAAGATGTAAGCCCGGTCCCGCCGTAAATTGTTCCAAGCGCATTAGCCAGGTTTAGCGTGTCCGCTGTCAACGTCGTGCCGTTGAATGTCAAGTTTGCAGAACCTGCCAACGTACCTGCGTTGTTGTATTGCACCTGTGTTGTTGAACCGCCTGCACTTAACGTCACCGCAGCGTTACTTACCCAAACACCGCCAATACTTGTTAAAACGTTTCCTGCTGTTCCTGAAGCAATAAAACTTAAGTTTGGAGTGGTTCCACCACTAGAAATAATTGGAGAAGTAGCAGTAACGTTTGTTACGGAGTTGGCTACAACAGCAGCATTACTAACCCATACCCCGCCAATGCTTGTAAGTACGTTACCGGCATTACCTGGAGCTACAGATACAATAGATCCAGTCCCGTTACCCAGCAACACATTATTGACAGGCAGAGTTACTCGTCCAGTGCCACCGTTAGGTACTGTCAAAGCATTAGATAGAGTAAGATTTCCAATGACAGCAGTGGCAACGTTACTTGCCGTGACGTATTCGCTGGCTACGTTGAGAGTCGTAACGTTCGCAAGCGTAGCCGTGACGTTAGTTACGTTGATGTTAGTTACATTGACGTTTGTGACGTTGCTAGTGCCACTTGTTATGGTGACATTGGCCAGCGTGAGATTGTTGAGCGTGGTAACCGTGTTGCCAAGCTGGACAGACGTATTGCCGATGGTTATTGGCGTGTTGAAATTGCTGTCTAGTTTAGAGAGCGCAATAGTTCCGATTAGATTTGCAAATGCGTATGGGACAGTCATTAGAACCTCGCTCTCAGTTCGTGTTCAAATTCAAAGGTATTTACGGTATATCCAGCGCTGTTGCTTCTAATAGTCAGACCAAGATACTTTCCGTATTGTTGGGCATCTGATTTGTACAAACTATACCCGTAAGAAGTTTCCCAGCCAACCGTTTGCAAACTATTGTTTTGCCAAGTCACAACTTGCTGAGAATTATTTATCCAAGTTACAGAATTATCTATAGTATAAGCGCCGGTCTCACCAGTTCCTTGCTCATTGTCAACGCTGACAAGTAGAGTAGAAGCTGCTTGCAACTGAGCTTCAATCCCAAACTTCAGAGCCTGCTTGGTCCGTATGGCATCACCCATAGGCATCAAAGCAGTCTGAATCATTGTTGCTATGTTGGCAGTAGAATTAGCATAGAGACGGTAGAGGCTTAAGCCTTCGGTCCCATAGAGGCGAATGACCCCCGCTGTAGGGACGGAAGTGATGTAGTCCAACGCCCCTTGGGAGGTTAAAAACCACTTCTTCTCGAAGAACACGGCTTGGACCTTTCTCGCTCCAACTCCCGGGTCGTTGTAAGTGAAGGAGAATGCCGCGCATAGTATGTTGTTCAGTAATACCTGGCCTCCGCTAATAGGAGAGGCAAAGTCTATGAGTTGAAATACCCCGTCTAAAGCGTCTGACAACTTGCTGGTAGTAGATCCGACCAGGGAATAGATCCCGTAGTCGTTCATAAACAGCACAGAGCGGAAAAACGGGTAGATGGCGTAGATACGCTTGGTCCCTACGCTTGCAGATACGTTGGTGTTGGTAAATAAAGTTTGACCGTTGGTGTCAACGCGAACGTCAGAGAAGACGTTGATGCTTGTCTCACCAAAGATGTACAAAAAATTATTGGCTGAAAGAAGTGCACGGATGTTGCCGTGCAGTGTAGAGTCAGACAGAGTAATTGATCCAGCAGATACGCTGGTGAAATCACTGTACGAGTCTGCCGCTGAGTAATAGACAGTACGTCCAGCAACCACCCATGTTCTACCAGAAAACGTAGCGGTAGAAACCAACTGTTCTGTGTTTACAACTGCGGTGACATTAGCAGCAGTTGTAAAACCACCACCTGAAAGTGTGACATTAGCGGTGGTGTACCCAGCCCCAGGGTTAGTCATCACAATCTGCGAGACTGTGTTACCGAGAACGATGGCTGTAGCAGTAGCTGGAGTGGTGTTAGCACCGCCGATAGCTACCGTTGGGGCTGACGTATAGCCAGACCCACCGTTGTTGAGCAGGATGCTGACTGTGCCGGTCTTGAACGTGACGATCTGAGCTATGGCATTAGCACCAGACCCTCCACCACCCGAAAAAGTTATGGTGGGAGATGACGTATATCCACTGCCTGCATTTGTCAGAGATACGCTGCTTACGCCACCAGTCGAAATGACTGCATTGGCAGTAGCAGATCCGCTGGAGAAAGTCACAGCAGGGACAGATGTGTATCCAGACCCTGCTTCTACAACTCCGATAGAAACAACAGATCCAGCACTGATGCTGGCAACCGCTGTAGCTTGGGTTCCACCCGTGATATTGGGTGCTCCGATGGTCACGTCAGGTACAGCCGTGTATCCAGAGCCACCAGCAGTCACAAAAACAGATCTGATTCCACCAGATCCGGTGACGATTGTTGCTGTGGCTACTGCTTGCACCCCGTTAGCATCATTTGGTGCACTGATCACTACGTTAGGTGCAGACGTGTACCCAGAACCTGGGTTTGACACTGCTATCAGGCCAACAGACCCTATAGAGACTACGTTATCGCCGTTCCAGCTAGACAATCCTTTGTCTGTATCGGCAATGATCAGTCTTTCGTTCTTCCACTGAGCCGCACTGACGTTTGCGTTGCTAAACGTGCCTGCAAAGGCCACATTACTGGTCACATTGCTGGTCAGATTGAACGCTTGCGCTCTACCGTCTATCTGAAAACTGACTATGTAGTCAGATACATTGATGTTTGTAGACGTTAGGAAAGAAGTTGTGTTGCCAAATGCGACAACATTGCCTGTGCTGTCTCTAACGGCTTCTTGAGCAGGAACAATTTTGATGTTGGAGTCGCCAATTGGCATGGCGTTTTCCAACCACGAAAATTCACTGTCCTTGATGGCTGTTCGGTTGGCTTTTGTGTTTATGCCACCAAACGTCTTCAGGACAGTGTATCTTTTTTGCTGTTCCTGAGATGCCATGTTAGTAAGGACTGCTATACGGGTCCGGAATCCTGCGCGTGAAGACCGAATTCAACACGCTCTGCACTTGACGGTTGTACTGCTGGAGAAAAATCTCAGATTCACCGTAGCTTTGTTCTTTGTACTTTGCCTTGTAGGCCGCGTAGAACGCCACAGGAACCGTGTACGGGTCGTTGATAGCGTCATTGACCGTAGGATTGGTCAAAACCAGCGGAGAAGGCAGGATAACCGTATCCACTTCCATGCTATAGGACTGGTCAGGGATAGGTGAGATGTAAATTTGCGATTGACCATACGTTGAGAAGCACACGGGCCGTCCAACGTAGTTTTGCCAGTAACGCAACTGGGCGTTGAAGTTGGTCCAGGGAAGGTAACGCAGAGGAATCCTAGAATTCCCCCAGTAGATCGTCAGGTTGAGTACATCCAAAGTCTGCGAACCATTAGGTAACGACGAAAACGGGATGACTTCTGCATTCTGAACGTACAGCAAACTAGCTGTGCCGTTGGTAAAAGCCGTTGACGGAGGAAAATTATATCCAGAAGCGGGGTACGGAGGAGGCGTAGTTCCCAACGTCCCACTTATTGTGACTTCGTAGATAAAGATATTTGAAAATATGTACTGTCCTGCGGTGACAACAAGTCCAGCAGACCAGATAATTGCGGCTGTGCCGTCTGGTGCGAGTGGTGTAGCAGAAATTTGCAGGGTACG